TAGTCGGTAAGATAGTTCCCACTGTCTACCAGCGTATGCTGCTACTCCTATTAAGAAGTGGAAGACAATAAGTTGATATGGTCCGCCGTTGTATAACCACTCATCTAAAGAGCCGGCTTCCCAGATCGGATAAAAGTGCAGTCCGATTGCGTTGGAGCTTGGAACTACTGCTCCAGATATAATATTGTTCCCGTACATTAACGAGCCGGAAACTGGCTCACGTATGCCATCGATGTCCACAGGGGGAGCAGCGATAAAGGCGAGTATAAAACATGTTGTTGCAGTCAGTAAGCAAGGGATCATAAGCACACCGAACCATCCCACATAGAGACGGTTGTTGGTGCTTGTTACCCATTCGCAAAACTTCTGCCAGTTACTAGATGCTTCTCTTGTTACTGAGATAGCTGCCATGATTAATTAAGTGTATAAAGTGTTTATTAAAATAACTCTTCTTCCGAGCTTTGGTCTTTCCATCCAATGTTCTCCTGTAAATAGAAGTACATCATCTTCTTTGGGATCGTGAAACTCTTCCTCGCAATAAGTTTTACCTCCTGTATTAGTAAGGTAAAGAATTACGTTGATGTGTGGAAACTCGTGATCGACATGAGGTTCAGATAATTGAATATCATTATCTGCATGTACACAATTTGCATTGCTACGTAAAAAGAATTTGTATCTGATATTGTTGAAACTCAAAATTTCATCCACTACAAGACAAACAGGATCTAAGTATTCAGAAAAAACTTTTGAATATGAACCCTCTGGTCTAGTCAAAAATGTATGACTATAAAAGGGCATACCTGTTGAATTGTGGTACCGCCAATTAAACTCAGGATCAAGAATTAATCTTTTAAGCTGTGTATAATTTTCGGTTTTTGGATTAACCAACTGGTGGATTGAAATTAGAAAACTCCAGGTATAATCTGGCCTGTTGTAGCATAAGCACCAAGTGCTGCTACGAAGCCAAGCATTGCTGCCCAGCCATTAAATCTTTCTGCTTCTGGTGTCATTAGTTTTTGTTTAGGAAGAACCCGTATTGGAGGTTCGTAAGGGTAAATGTTTGTCAGTAGGTTTTCGTATAGTTCTCTTTTACTCATGGTTTATATTCGGGACCTACTCCTGCTTGAACGCATTTCCCGTTTTTACGCACGAAACCTGAGGGACAAGGACGTAAGTGTTTAGTCTTTTTCCCAAGGGAAGTGTTTGATTTTCTCATTTCTTCTTTTTTTTCTTTTTCTTTTTAAGAATTTTCAATTTTTCTAGAAGTCCTTCAGATTTGGATCTGTCTATTTCTTTAGCAACTCCAGCGTCCTCATACTTTTCTCTTCTAGCTTTTAATTTCTCAGCTAAGTTCATTAGAACTCCATGTTTGATCTATCTAACTTTGCAATAACATCATCCCTGTATGCAGGGTCAGTGTCATAGCGTGGATCTCCAATAGCAGCTACTAATTCAGCTTGACTACGGAAAGTATCACCACTGGATCTAGCTGGCTTACCTTGTAAGGTTGTACCTTCATATCCATTGGCATCAGAGTATTGAGATTTCAAACCAGCTATTGCCAACTTGATCATCTCTACATTTCCTGTTTGTACAACACCATCGAATGCTTCGATCTGTGATCTACCTAGATTTTGACCAGCCCATGAAACTATCTCGTTGTATTGTTTCTCTCCACCTACATAGTTTTGTACTTGGTTAACTTGTGCGTCAGTCATCTCTACCTCCTGAGCTGCTTGAGCTGGAGCATTTTTTAATGACTGGACATACGCATTAACTAAGTCCTTACTACTCATAGATGAGAACTTCTCAATAGTTTCCTCAGACAATGTATTGTCATTGGCATAGTACTCAGCAGATGCATCAGATATTAATGACATCGCTGGATTATCTGTAGCTTCTGGTTCTACTTCTTGGGTTTCGTCCCCTTGCCCTTCTTGTGATATGGCATCTTTGTCTCCTAATTTTTTTTGTAGTTCGAGGTAAGCACTTTCTAATTCTTTTTCATTTTTATACTTACCAGCTAATAAGTTTTCGTGTTCTGCTTCTAACCTTTCCCCAACAGCCAGAGAGTCCTGCTCTTCGGGAGTCAGAACTTCTGATTCTGGTTGGGCATCTGTAACTGTAAATGTTTGGTTTTCTTCTGCCATTTATTCTTCTGGTGGTGGTGCTTGTTGTTCACCCATCAATTGTTGTTGCATCTCAGCAGCAAGTTGTGGGTTCTTAGTTGGGTCCATCATTGGAGTACCAGCTAATTGACCAGCTTGATCTGTAAGAGATTTCTGTGTCTGCGCTTGTTGTGCAGCTTGCATCTCTTGAGCCATCTGTTCTTCTGTCTTAACAAGATTAAGAATGTCAATTCCTTGTGCAGCTGCTAGTCGTTTGATTGCTTCTAGTGGCTGTACATATTTCATCAAAGCTTCTGGTCCTAATGTCTGAGCAATAGTTCCAATAAATTGTGTTAATGATTCTCTATCTTGTCCTCTACCTAAAGCATTAATTCCAGCTACGATTGTAGGTCTAACTAAATCTTTAGGTAACTTTGGTATCTGATTACTTCTCTGTAGCACTAACATAATTCGACTTAAATATGGAATCAATAGTTCTACAGTTAACAAGCTGAAGATTCCTCCAAGCTGTTGTTCTAGTTCTAGCTGAGTAAGGCGTACCTCCTCTGCTGTTACCCTCTCGGCATTCCTTATATTCATAACTAAGAATGCTTCTTTCAATCTCTTATCTATAGATTGAGTCATTCTTTCTGCTGTCGCAAAGTCTGCTGTCTTGCCTACTTGGACGACCTGTACATCTTCTGCCCTTCCCTGCACGATCGCTCCGGAACCAGCCTTTGCAATTGTTGAAGGTTTGGTAGTTGAAGATGGACTGACCAGAAAGATTACTTTAGCTGCGGCTGCGCTGCCTTCCACTAAAGCTTGGGATAAACCTTCTAATGTTTTAAGATCCCCAAGAAACTCTTCTACTCTGCCACGACCGTAGTCTTCTCCGTCCACAGTATTAAAGCGTAAAACGAGCCAGGGACTGGCGTCTTTAGGTGCAGTGCTCCTACTTTTAGGTAGTACTTTACCAAATACTTCTTGATGCCATGTCCATCTACCGTCGACTAATTTGACATGAGTAAAAACCTCGACGTCATCCTTCTCTTTGTTCTGAGTTTCATCAACGACTGAGTTAGGTTGAGGTTCTGGGATATCAAATTCTAATACCTTTCTACTAATTAATTCTTTAGTGACTATCTCTAAAACGTTACCGTTACCATCTCGGTTTACGACATACCTTGAAAGGGGATATGTTTTTAGACCTTCTTTACCCATAAAGATTAATGCATTGCCACTAACAATTAAATGTTTAAGTGCCTGATGAATAGTCACCCTGTCACTCGATGCAGCAATGTAGTCCATGATCATCTTCTCAATCTTAGAGAAGGACAAATCAAGTTCTCCTTTTACTTTTGGATTATTAAATTCTTCGCCTAATTTATCTTCTCTTACTTGGAGTTTGAAGAAGCTTGTCTGTGGAGGTAGGACTGCGAGCATAAGCTTCGCAGCCAAGGTCACAACACAGGAAGCTCCTACTGATTGCCAAGGTACCTTCAAGGATTCGTGGTTTGGTTTTGACGATGTGTCGTCTTGTATAAGGTAAGGCAACGTGAGTTCAGAACACTCAATAGCTTTATCTAAGAACTGTCTTCGATCATTGCTTAATTGATTGTATCTTTCACGTGCTGTTGTCTTCATTTATTTATTGATTCCTCCGCCGGCTCCTTGATTGGCTCCGGTATTAACATTAGGTTTTAAAGGTATCATCAACTGACTTGAACCAGTTGCGTTTTCGCCTGTAGCTTTCTTTGATTTAGCTTTAAGTACCTGTGGGTTTATGTCCTGTTCAACTGGCTCCGGTGTTGGTAATGGAGCTGGTGGTGCAGGAGGTACTGGGGGTGGGGGTGGTAGTGGAGCTGGTGGTGGTGGTGCTGGGTTTCCCCCTCCGAATACACACATTAGATTTCTTCCTCCATAATGGATCTTATATATTCAATGACGCTGGCCTGTCCAGCTCGGTACATTATTGTCTGTACATCTTCTTTAGGATGGATCGGCTTCCATCCAAAATTTTCCTCAAGTTTATTTATAAGCTTGTCTAACCTATCGTTATGTAGCCTAAGCGTATTGAGGGAGATTTCGGTTGTCATGCTCAAAGAACGCCGGCATTCTGCCAGCCTTAGTTTCGTTTAATTGTGGTGCTTTGCCTTCATACATAAGGCGGTCGCTTGCATCGAGCCAAAATTTTTTGCTCAAATATTTATCGTCATTCTGCATAGCCAGTGGCTGCATGATCCAATTGATAGTAGCCTTCCTTAGTTTGTCTAGAGATGGACTAGGTGTTAGCCCTAACTCCAGGCATACCAAGGAGTTTGTTGCTACGTGGACTTGTTCGTCACGGGAGATGTCTGCCGAAACAGTCATCAATCCAGAGTCTCCATTGAATCTGAAGAACGGTAGTAGAACAAAAAATATAGCTCTTTCAATAACAAGAGCTTTTAATAATGTGTGATCAGGATGCTCTTCCCATGCCGCTCTTAGGCGTAAAGCTTCAGCTTCGGCTTTGTCATCTACGCCGTGGGCGTTGGTGATGTATCCGAGGGCAAGGTCATGCTTTATCTCATCTTTAACATTTGACTCTAAAAGTAATCTGGCAGCGTCGGGAACATTTTTATCAAGGGCTTCCTCAATAAAGGTACCCACTGGTAGCTCCATACTACGTACTGCAAGACAACGGTAGATGGTTTCTTCCGCTCCATCTTTAAATTTTCCTTTGGTGGTTTGGACCGGTGTCCAAGTTCTTTTTCTTTTTAATAATTTTTCGTAAGGGTTCATTGTTGACAGTCACAACTCATTTCGTCTGGTTTGTTGCTC